TAAAATTATTTTCTGGACTCAAAGAAAACTTTGGTAAAGCCGACATGTCCAAAGCAGAGTTTGATAAAGAAAGAAATAAAATCAAACCCCCATACGTATGGGCTCAAGAATCAGTCACTCCCACCCACTACCAACAACATCTTAAAGGAACAATATCAATAGGAATTCAGCCTTGTACCAAAGAAGGCAAAGCATCTTTTGGATGTATTGATGTGGATGCAAAAAATTACAAAGACTTTAACATACCAATTTTACTCTCTTATATAGAGAAATATAAGTTACCTTTAATCCCGTGCCGATCAAAAAGTGGAGGTTTACATATTTATTTATTTTTAAAAGAAGCCATAGACGCACAAACGATGAGAGATTCCCTGGCTTCACTACTTTTACCCCTTGAACTGCCGCGCACTACTGAAATTTATCCTAAACAAGTTGAACTAGAACCTGATGAAAATGGAAATTTATCAGGAAACTTTATTAATCTTCCTTATCAAAAGGAAAAAGAAACAACTCGTCATGCTCTTGACAAAAATAATCAGCCTTTATCTCTAGAGCAATTTATTAAAATAGCTCTAGCATCTCAATTAGATTCTGCCGAATTAAAGCAACTTATCACACGATGCGAAGAGGAAGTTTTAAAAGGAGGAGATCCTGAATTTGAAGATGGACCCTGTTGTTTACAAAGGCTTTCTAAAACTAAATTAGGAGATGGTAGAGATCGTTTTATGTATAATTATATGGTTTTTGCCAAGAAGAAATATAAAGACCAATGGCCAGATAAAGTTAATGAAGCCAATAAATATTTTACAAAACCTTGGTCTCTCAAAGAAATTAATGACAAAATTAAAGCCTGGAGTAAAGACACTGCAGGACACACTTGCACTGATGAAATTTTGGAACCCAAATGCATGAGACATGTTTGCGTTAAAAGAAAATTTGGAATTAAATCAGACGTCAATTCTATTTTTCCTCTTATTTCAGGTTTACAAAAAATTATGAGTACCACTCCGCGCCTTCGATTCATGGTAGAAAAACCAGACGGAAAACCAGTTCAA